AAATATTATTTTTATGAGATTGCTTGGATTGACCCAACAGGAGATTCAGGTTGGGCAGATGGTACAACTTTTGAAAAGATGACCTGTTCCAAAGTAGTCACAAATGCTTATGTATTTAAAAAAAATAAGAAATATCTATGGACATTTGGAAGCTATGATGCAAGCGAGTCTTCTTTTGGAGATAGGAATGTGTTTCCTGTAGGATGTATCTTATCTATGATAAAAGTTGAAGTGTGATACCATTTCCTAAAAAAAAATATAAAATTATCTATGCTGACCCACCATATCTATTTAAAAGTTATTCAAAAAAAGGGGAAGGAAGGAGTGCGTCTAATCATTATGACTGTATGGGATTTAATGATATATGTAATCTGCCTGTTAGCGATATTGCTGATGATGATTGTATTTTATTTCTATGGATTACTGACCCATTTCTGGAAAAAGGTTTTCAACTCATCAAAAGGTGGAAATTCCAATATAAAACAGTAGGATTCACTTGGATTAAGATAAATAAAATATCAGATAATTTTTTTACAGGCATGGGATATTGGACAAGAGCAAATCCTGAAATGTGCTTGATTGCAACAAAAGGTTCTCCTAAAAGATTGTCTAAATCAGTAAAACAATTAGTATTTAGCAGAATACAACATCATAGTAAGAAACCAGATGTAATAAGAGATAAGATTATAGAACTATGTGGAGATTTGCCAAGAATAGAACTATTTGCTAGAAACAAAACTAAAGGATGGGATTCGTGGGGAAATGAAATATGAAAATGGACAAAAGTAAGACAAAGACACAAAATAAACATAATGCAGTAGGAAGACCAAGATTAGTTGTAGATCTTGATATACTTGGAAATTTAGCTTCTATTGGTTGTCCAATGTATGAGATAGCAGGAGTATTAGGTATTTCACAAAGAACATTGAAAAGGAATTTTGCCAATTTTATTGAGGAAAACAAAGAGAAGGGCAAAGCTAGTTTAAGAAAAAAGATGTGGGATAAAGCAATTAAAAAGGACAATACTAATATGCAAATATTTTTGAGTAAGAATGTATTAGGTATGTCAGATAAGGTTCAACAAACTAATGTCACAGAACCACTTCCATTGATTATAGAAGCAGATGTTGAATCCGTAGATGGCTAAAAAAAAAGGAAACCTGTACGGAAAAGCTGTTGAATATACTCGTACAGAAAATGGTACATCTATTGGAAGACGACCTAAAACTTCATCTATGAACAAACATAAGCGAAGAATGAGAGGAAGAAAAAAGTACAGAGGTCAAGGCAAATGAACAAAAGGTCAAACTTTTATACAAATGGAGAGATGATTGATTTTAGATTACCACAAGACTTTAGACCATCAAAAGGTAGAGGTAGTTGTGGAGATTGCGGTCAATATAGCAACCGGAGATCATTTTGTAATATCTATAAAGCATTTGGTGTAAAAGATGTTTATGTTTGTAATCAATGGAGACCAAGACACTTTAAAAGGTAATGGAACTTATTATTATGAATGATGGAGTCTATTCTCTTGTTCAGGTCACAAAAGAAATGCTAGATCATATTAAAATTGTTGCAGATGTAGATTGCTTTTCTCTTTGTGATATTATTAGATTAGAGTTCACAGAGTATCTGGATTATCCTATCAACTTACATCAAATGAAAGATGGTTCAGGGTATCTTTTTGGGTGCATTTGTAGATGATAGATGATAATGACAAAGAATGTCATTACATGGAAAAAGAAAATTAAATAAACCTTTTAGAACACCATCAGCTTCAAAGAAATTTGGTGTTTATGTAAGAAATAAAAAAACAGGCAGAATCCAGATAGTCAGATTTGGTTCAAAACAATTATCTATTAAAAAAACAATTCCATCTAGGCAAAGATCATTCATGGCTAGATTTAGACCTATATTACAAAAAGCAAGAAGGTCAGGAAAACAAATAACTTTACAACCTGTTTATTGGGCAGTTCAAAGTTGGAAGAAGGGATTTAAGATATGAGTAAAAAAGATGATACAATTAAAGTTAGTTCAGAGTCTAAATTACAATTACCGCTTGCTAACTTAATAGGAATAATTTTGATTGTTTCAGGTGCAGTATTTGGATATGCAAACCTTACAGGAAGAATAACAGCTTTAGAAACACAAGATCAGTTAATGTCTAGCGACCTCTTAAAAAAAGCAGAACAAGAGCCGAAGAATCTTGAGATGCTGATGCTTATAGAGCATTTGGCAAAAAATTTAGAGTCTGTAGAAGAAGAAATAGAAGCAAGCAGATACAACAAAGTCAATATAGATCATTTGAAAGAACAAGTTGATATTATAAATAAACAAATAGAAAAATTAAGAAATGGGAGTCACTAATGGAAGTAATAGTAGCTTTATTAATGTTTGTAGGTGCAGATCAAAAACTTGTGGAGATGACTTGGACTCCATCAATCAGTAAATGTTTAGAAAAAAAAAGAACTGCAACAAGAAACAGTAATGCAACTTATATGTGTTCTCGTGTAAAAGCAGAACTAGATTCAGATAATAAAATTTTAAGAATAGAGAAGTTAAAATGACAAAAGCAGATATTGTTAAAAGATTAGGACTTATTAATAAATTAAAAAAAGAATTACAGAATAGAGGTTCAGCAGATTTAGAAGTTAAAATAGCAACATTAGAAAAAGAAGTGGATACTTTAAAAGCTGTAATAGATCTAAAAGATATTGAGATAAATACTCTGACAGATAATCTAAATAAAATTAAAGAAGATCATAATAAAAAAATTATAGATAAATGGGAAGATGATATAGCAAACAATACTCCGAATGATGGACAGTTTGAATGAAATTTATTTTAACTTTTCTGATGTGTTCCGTAATAGATGGAAAAACAACTTGCTTGCCACCTTTTCAATCCGAAGTAGAATATGTTGATGCTTATGAATGTATGCTTGATGGCTACAATCAGTCATATAATAAAATTGTAGAACTAGGCAGAGAAGATGTTAATAAGTACAACATCTATATAAAATTTGGATGCCATGAAAATCAATCTAACAAAACCGCAGTATCAAGTTTGTTCATCCAATAAAAGATTTAGGGTTTTAATATCAGGCAGAAGATTTGGTAAAACCTATCTTACTATTGTTGAAATGATGAAACAAGCATCTCAACCGAATCAAACAATCTGGTATGTAGCACCAACTTTAAAGATGGCAAAAGAGATTTGTTGGAGTGATCTTAAACAATTACTATCTAAATATAATTGGATAGAAGATATAAATGAAACTACACTTACTATTACAATAAGAAAAACAAACAGCACAATATCATTAAAAGGTGCAGAGAACTTTGATAATTTAAGAGGTTCAGGAATTAACTTTTTAATACTAGATGAATTTGCTGACATAGACAAAAGAACTTGGACAGAAGTATTAAGAGCATCTATTTCAGATAAATATTCTAATGGCAGAGTTTTATTTTGCGGTACACCTAGAGGATTTGGAAATTGGAGTTATGAACTATATCTTAAAGGACAAAATGATGACCCGGAATGGCAATCTTATCAATTTACAACTTTAGAAGGAGGGATGGTATCAAAACAAGAATTAGATCAAGCTAGATCTGATTTAGATATTAGAACCTTCAGGCAAGAGTTTGAAGCAAGTTTTGAGAACTATGCAGGGCAGGTGTATTATAACTTTCATCCATCAGAAAGTGTTGTAAAAAAAGATATAGATTTTGCAAGACCTTTACACATAGGTTTAGATATGAATGTTGACCCAATGAGTGCTTGTGTTGCTCATATAGAAAAAGATAAAATATATTTTGTTGATGAAATTGTTATTTATGGCTCAAATACTGACGAAATGTGCGAAGAAATAAAAGATAGATACGGAACAAAAATTCCAATAATTATCTATCCTGACCCTGCGTGTCGTCAAAGAAAAACATCAGCAGGAGGTAAAACAGATTTATCTATTTTGCAAAATGCAGGGTTCAATGTAAAAGCAAAATTTAAACATACTGCTATAAGAGACAGAGTTAATAATGTTAATGCAAGACTAAAAGATTCTAATGGTCAACGACATATTTTTATTAGCAATTCTTGTAAAACTATATTAAAAGGATTACAACGACAGGTATATAAGGAAAATACTAATATCCCTGATAAGGAAGAGGGTTTTGACCACATGAATGACGCAATAGGATATTTGGTTGATTATGTAAAACCTTTAACTATAAGGAGTCCTATTAGTAATCCTCAAAGATGGAATGTAAAAGAAGGAAATTATGGCATACACCAAAGATCAGGCAACAGATACTCATAAAGATTACAAAGAAAACATAAACAATTATGAGTATTATATTAGAAGCTACAACGGAGGTTATGACTACACACTAGGACAATATCTCAATAGATATAATTTAGAACTTGATAATGAGTTCAATCAAAGACTTGCAAATACTCCATGCGATAATCATTGTAAAAACATCATTCAAATTTATTCTTCTTTTTTATTTAGAGTAAAACCTTCAAGAGATTTTGGTTCAATGGCAGATGAACCTAGTTTAGAATCATTCTTAAGAGATGCTGACCTAGAAGGAAACAATTTTAATTCTGTAATTAAGACTGCACAAAACTATGCTTCAATATATGGACATTGTTTTTTAATTTTAGATAAACCAACTGTTCAAACAAGGACAAGAGCAGATGAACTTGACCAAGATATAAGACCTTACATCTCAATCGTCACTCCAGAAAATGCTTTGGATTGGAATTTTAAAAGAGAAGTAAATGGAAAATATTATTTGGATTATTTAAAAATAAGAGAAGAGGTTGACAAAGATGGCGGTACATATTTTAGAATGTGGTATCCGGATAGAATTGATACTGTCTATCAACCAGATAATGAAGAGCCTCGTGTGATAGATACTGCCATAAATCAGATTGGCAAAATACCCGCAGTTATTTTATACAATTCTAAATCGCACAAGAGAGGAATTGGTCAATCTGACCTAACTGATATTGCGGATTTACAAAAAGCTATTTACAACGAATATTCTGAAATTGAACAACTAATCAGATTAACAAACCATCCATCATTAGTCAAAACTCCAAGTGTTAATGCAAGTGCAGGTGCAGGTGCAGTTATTGAGATGCCAGAAGAAATAGAACCAAACTTAAAACCATATCTACTTCAACCTTCAGGACAAAACCTAACTTCTATTATGGACTCAATCAAACACAAAGTAGATGCCATAAATAGAATTGCACATACAGGAGCAATCAGAACTACTAAAACACAAGTCTCATCTGGAATTGCTTTGCAAACAGAATTTGAACTATTAAATGCAAGATTATCAGAGAAGGCAGATAATTTAGAAATAGCAGAGGAACAAATCTTTAGATGTTATGCTATGTTTCAAAATACAGAATTTGATGGAGAGATAAGTTATCCAGATTCGTTTAACATAAAAGATTATGCTGTTGACTTACAATTCTTCTCAATGGCAAAAGCCATGAATTTACAATCTCCAACTTTCAATAAAGAAGTTGATAAAGAAATAATTAGATCAGTAATTGATGATGATGAAAAACTAACACAAGCATTTGAAGAGATAGATGGTCAATCAGAAGTTGGTCAATTCACACAAGACGAAGTTCAAGAAGAAGATGTTGAGGAGGAGACTGTTTAATCTCCTCCTTTTTTAGTTAGGCAAGACCTCGTTGTCCTGCTTTGTTAAATCCTCCTTCTCTTGGAGTATAATCAACATCTCTATGTTGCCAACCAAATTTAAAAGAAGTTCCTTTTGGCAAACAAAACAAATGATATTGATTGACTGTATCGTGAAGCCTTGATTCTGACGGATACAATTCAATAGCTTCTACTTCACTTCCAACAAGTTCATTTTTTATTTGTTGAAAATGTCTCCAATCGTGGATTGCTTTTTTATCTTTTCTTTTTATAGATATATAAGTACATTTACCTTTATAGATTGGATTATGCACTAAAGAATCAGCATTCTTTTTTCTATAAACCCAAACCTCGTAAATGTCATTTATCCAACACTCAATTTCAATACCAAACTTTTGACAAATTAAATCAATCGTTGGATTCCCTGCTTTACAAAATTTATCCATTTTTAATTACCTCCTTTCTTGTTATGTTTAGATTTCCAAATTTCTAATTTGGCTTCTGTAGATAGTTCATTGTAAATTGTTTTCTCACAATCAACTAATCCCTCAACGAAGATGTGTTCTTGATCTCCAAGAATTTTTTTACCATGCTTTGTAAAACCAATAGCATCTATTTTCTTTTCTTCTGCTATTGCTTCTAACATTTGAGCAGTTTCACAAGTTATCATTTTTTCTCCCATTTTTTTTTTATTACCCATTATACCAAATTGACTTTTGCAAAATTTTTAGTTTTGACGAACTTGTTGAAAAGTAGAAGGATGAAAATTGCAGGGGTTCAAAACCAGATGCGACACAAAAACACTTTTTGCATTTTTGACACTTTTTTGATAAGTCAATTTTATGGCAGATAAAGTTAGACAATTTACTATTTACCGAATCAAAAATTTAGACAGAGCAGAGCAAGAATATTATAGAACTTTGCAAAGAACTTTAGATAAGATTGAAGATGATGTAATCAAACTTGCAGGAAGGGAACTTCCAACACAAGCAGGAAAACTTATTGAACTACAATCGGCAATAGCAATTAGACCAAAGATAAGAACAATTCTTCAAACAGAATTTTTAGGATGGGCAAACACAGTCACAAAAAAAGGTTTCAATAGACAAGCAAAAAGAATTGAAAGAGCATTCAAAGCTATTGGTAATATTCCTATTGAGTTTCAAGAACTTACAAAAGGAGATTTAGAACTAATCAGGAATTTAAAACTACAAACATTTACACAATTTAAAGACATATCAAATACTTTTACAAAAAGATTAGCTGACAAAGTTTATCAGAATACTTTAGTTGGAAGAGAGTTTGTAGAATTAGAAAAAGAATTAAGACAAACTATTAATGGAATCTATAGCAAGTCAGATGATAGAGAAGCACAAAAATTAGTAAGTTTTATCAAAGCTAATAAAAACAAAAAGTCTATGCAATCTGAAGTTGACAAAGCTGTTGCCACATTACAGTCAAAATTTGCAAGAGATAGAGCAGGAGATAATATGCTTAAATACTCATCACAATTATTAAATGATGGACTCCGTGAATTTGATGCACAAGTAAATGCAAAAAAGTCTTTTGATGCAGGTCTAACATTTATCAAGTATTTTGGAGATATAATTCCAACCACTAGACAGATATGTAGAGATGTATTAAATGGAAGATACAGGAAGAGAAAAAGTAATCTCTTCACTATTGAGGAGGTCAGGCAACTATGGCAAAGGCAATCTTGGTCAGGAAAAAAATCAGGAGACCCACTTGTTGTTAGAGGAGGATATAACTGTCGTCATCAATGGACTTATGTCAATCCAGATTGGTATGACAAAGAAGGCAACTTAATAATATAGGAGAAAAAAATGTCAGAGGACAAACAGGTTAATCAACCGCAAAATGATGTTCAGGAAGCTGAAGTTAAAAAAACTAAAACTGACGAGGTAAAACCAACTAATACATTTACACAAGAACAGTTGGACAACATAATCAAACAAAGATTAGAAGCTGAAAAAGCAAAACATCAAAGAGCATTAGATGAAGCTAAAAAGCAAGAAGAAGAATTAGCGAAAGAAAAACAGATTCAGGAAGCTAAAACAAAAGCTGATCTTGAAAATCTTATGAAGCAACGAATTGCTGAAAAAGACAAAGAGTTAGCTGATTGGAAAAGCAAAGTAAAAACAATCAATGTAGATAATTCTATTATGTCATTAGCATCAAAGAATAATGCTATTGCACCAGATCAAGTAGTTTCTTTATTAAAAAATGAAGTAAATTATAATGATGATGGAAGAATAGAAATACTTGATAATAATAAAAACATAAGATACAACTCAAAAGGAGAACTCTTGTCCATTGAAGATAGAGTCAAAGAGTTTTTAGATGCTAACCCACATTTCCGTAAAGGGTCTTTGTCAGGTACAGGAAGCCAGAGTAGCATTGAAGGTAAAACTGTAAAACCATTTAACATTCAGGATTTAGACATGAGCAAAGCAGAAGATCGTCAAAAGTATGCTGAATATCGCAAACAAAGAGATTCTGCTCCTGTTCAGATAAACTTAACAAACAAATAACAAGGTAAATAAAAATGGCAAAC